CCATATGCCAACAAAGCCAAAGAAACCGTGTGGTTACCCAGGTTGTCCGAAGCTGACTCACGCTCGCTACTGCGAGGAACACACCAGGGTGATGAACACTCAATACAATAAATACCAACGTCCATACGACAGTAGTGAGCGTTACGGCTCGGAGTGGAGAAAAATCCGTAACAGATATATAAAGGCACATCCCCTCTGTGAGGAGTGCCTAAAGACAGAACGTTTGACGCCGGCACAAGAGGTTCACCATGTCCTTCCCATCAACAAAGGTGGAACGCATGATGAAAGAAACTTGATGGCTCTTTGTAAGTCTTGTCACTCTCGTATCACTGCGGAGTCAGGAGATCGTTGGCACACAAAATAAAAAAGTAACCGAGGGGCGGTCGAAATCTCTGTGACTTGAATATCCGACAGCGGGCTGGGGCTGGCGTACGCATTTTTTGCTATTCAAACGGGGTATTAACCCCTTCCCCTCAAATTCCAACTAAAAGGAGAGTGAAAATATGGCTAAAGACGGTACAAACCGAGGTGGAGCGCGCCCTGGGACCGGACCAAAAAAGAAGGCGCTCATCGATAAAATCAATGAAGGAAAGACCGAAGGCGCAATGATTCTGCCGGAACCTGTGGAGTTTGAAGGTGTTGATGTCCCTCCTGTTAAGGACTACCTCAAAGCCACGCAGAAAAATGGCAAAAACCTCTGCGCCGAGGAAGTTTTCATTAGAACATACAAGTGGCTAAAGGCTCGTGGATGCGAGAAGCTCGTCAACACACAGCTCATCGAGCAATATGCGATGTCGGTTTCTCGTTGGATTCAGTGCGAGGAGGCAATCTCGGAATTTGGCTTCCTTGCAAAGCATCCCACTACGGGCAATGCTATCGCAAGTCCCTATGTCGCAATGAGCCGCGACTATATGAAGCAAGTAAATGCCACTTGGTTCTCTATTTTCCAGATCGTCAAGGAAAACTGCTCTGTTGAATACGAAGGCGGTACTCCCCACGACGACGTGATGGAAAGATTACTACGAACAAGAAAAGGAGTTTAACCTATGTTTGAGAAAGTTAATCCGCGCCACCCGGACAAGGTGGCTGACCGAATTGCAGGAGCACTTGTTGACCTTGCTTATCGTGCCGAAGCAAATCCTCGCATTGCAGTCGAGGTTCTTATTGGACATGGTGTCTGCCATATTATTGCAGAAACCTCTGTTAAGCTCTCCCCCGATGATGTAACCGCTGCGGTTCACCGCATTGCCGGCAACCTCAAGGTTGACTACGCAGAATTTGCTCAGGACACGCACCTTTCCAAAAACCAAACAGGTCGCATTCGCTGCGGTGATAACGGAATCTTTAAGGGTGTACCCGTAACCGCAGAGCAAAAGAAACTCACAAGCATCGCAAGGCTTATTTACGTCAAATATCCGTATGATGGAAAATACATTCTTGACGGTGACAGACTCATTATTTGCCAGAGCAACGCAAAGGCATCCGACATCCGCATCTCTCATCACAAGGCCGAAATCAATCCTCTCGGTGACTGGACAGGAGGCACTGATGTAGACAGCGGTGCTACCAACAGAAAGCTCGGCTCGGATATGGCAGATAGCGTTACGGGCGGTGGTCTTCATGGCAAGGACCTCTCCAAAGCTGATGTCAGCGTAAACATCTATGCTTGGCTCAAGGCCCAGGAAACTGGCAAGGCTGTCGAGCTTTGTTGTGCCATCGGCGATGAGACGATTGACGGCATTTCCTACGAGGAGATTGTCGAGACTGCAAGAGAGTACATTCGCAAGTGCGGAGGCTTTGAAAAGTTCGCTGAATGGGGATTGGTGTAAACCAAAGTTAGCGAGGTGATACCTATGAACGTACTACGAATAGATGTTGGTGTCCACACCCTTCTTCACATTAACCTTTCAGACGTTGATTTTACAGGTATCAAAGAAATTGTTTTCACTGTTAAAAATTTCTCCGATGTAGAATCGCCCGTTATCATAGAGAGAGTCTTTACGGAGCCTGGATTTTACGAGGTGATGATCTCCCCCGCTGAAAGTCTTTTGATTTTCCCCGGAGCCGAGTATGATTTCAATCAAGTCCTCATTGATGGTACACGCATGAAGATTTCCGACACAGGAAAAATCATCTTGAGGAAAAGCGTAGGTGATAACTTTGTTTGATAAAAGATATAACCCGCGCGTGGATATTTCTATTCCACCCAAGAAAATTGATGCAACCCAATGCTGCGGTGGCAACGACATCGAAATCACGAGTCTTTGGCCACTTGCAAAAATGCGTGAGTATGAAATCAGGCTTGAAACAAAAATCCCTAAAGAACTCTCTATTCTTCCCCAAGCAAACAGTGACGACATCTCATCTGTCAAGGCTCGTGAGGATGGCAAGGTGTATATCCAAATCGGTGATACCCCCGCCTATGCGACCCTTGAACAGATAAAAAATCTTAACACAAAAACGGTGTTCGTTGACGAACTTACCGACAAAACAATCACACAATTAAGTAACGATGACATCGTTATGCTAAAAAAGGAGTAAAACACTATGGCGCAGAAACGCACACAATACATTAAAACCGAATCTGGTCTTGAGAAGCAGCTCATTGCCTCTGCTGCTGATATCGTTGAAATCGATCCTATAACCGGACTTGACTCTACTAACGTACAAGAGGCACTCGTCGCAATTAAGGACATCGCAGACAACGGTGGTGTTACTGGCGTCAAGGGTGAAGCCGAAACCACCTACCGCAAGGGTGACGTCAGCATTTCTAAGGCAAATGTTGGTCTCGGCAATGTAACCAACGATGCCCAGGTTAAACGTTCCGAGATGGGTGTTGCAAACGGTGTCGCAACTCTCGGCACTGATGGCAAGGTTCCCGCAGCACAGCTCCCTGCCTATGTAGATGATGTCCTTGAGTACGACAACAAGGCTGCCTTCCCCGCTACAGGTGAAACAGCTAAAATCTACGTAGCAAAGGACACCAACCTTACCTATCGTTGGGGCGGTTCCGCTTACGTTGAAATTTCTGTATCTCTTGCTCTCGGTGAAACCTCTTCCACTGCTTATGCCGGTGATAAGGGTAAGGCTCTTGCTACCAGATTGACCACTGCCGAGGCAAATATCACCTCCAACGATGGAGACATCACTGCTCTCCAGAACAGAGCAACTGCTCTTGAAGATGGTACTACCCCCGCTGGCAAAGCTACCAAACTTGCTACCGCACGAAAGATTTCTCTTACGGGTGACGCAACCGGCAACACCACCTTTGATGGTACCGCAGACAAGTCTATCGCAGTAACTCTTGCAAATACAGGCGTTACCGCAGGCACCTACTCTGCTGTTGCTGTTGATGCTAAAGGTAGAGTAACCGCAGGAAGCCAAATCATCGAATGGGGTACCAGTGGACAAACTACTCCCAGTGCCAATCTTGCAGTAGGCGGACTCTTCTTCATGCTCGTTGAGTAAGGAGGCGAGTTATGTCTTGCTATAAACCGAAAAGAAAAACAGCCTCGGGCGTCGAGGAGGTCACTCTCCCTATAGCCTCTATCCAGGGGCTTCAGACCGAGCTTGATGACCTCGGGAACAAGACAATTGACAAGGTTGATTACTTAAGTGTCATGGCCCCCGACCCGGCTATGCAGTTTTACAATACGGATGCGGCAGCACACATAGGTGATGAAGGCATTGCCTACAACACCCTCTGCGAAATAAGCTCTGACATTAACGACAGTGAGGTTACCTACACCTTCCCTATGTCTACGCACATTCCTATCCTTCCCGGTGAGAATGTTACCTTTACCAACAACCAGGAAGGCACTGCTATCGAAATCAACGCTACACCCGCTATGCCTATCATACGTGTTGGTAGCGTGACCGATGTTGATGGTACGATGATTATCAGCTCGACCAATCCGCTTATTTTCTCTGTTGAGATCATTGATGGCAATCTGCAGATTGGTGATCAAGTACAAATCTGCACTCGTCAGCTGTTCACTTATGACTCGGGCAGACGTCGCAAGATGCGACTCCGCAAGCAGTGGGAAACCGTAATTACCGATAACAATAAGAATCATCGATTCATCTTTGTGCCGGTATACGCTACCACTAGCAAAAAGGATCAAAGGCTGTTCAGAACAGATAGTGCTTCTTTGAGTTCGAAAACGTTATCTGCCTTATACATTCGTGTACGTAGACCCGTTATCCAAGACGGTACTGAGGTCGATGGACGCTTTTCCAACATCGTAACGGTATGGAAAAGATACAACCGAGGCACGAGCACAATTTTCATTAAATAGTTTTTCAAAGGGGAGCAGGTGTAAGCTCTGTCGGCGCGTCTGGCGGAGCAGGTGTTAACTCTCTGCGCGAGCAGGGAGAAGGTTCTAGCGTCCCCTTTGAACTTTTATATAAAAGGAGCAAGCATGAAAACAACAACCGAAATGACGCTTGTTGCAATAGACAAGCTGATACCTTATATTAACAACGCCCGAACTCATTCGACTGAGCAGATTAACAAGCTCCGCTCAAGTCTTCGTGAGTTCGGTTTTATTAACCCCGTAATCGTAGATAAAGATTATAACATCATCGCAGGCCATGGTCGTGTGGCGGCGGCAAAGGCAGAAAGCTTCACCGAGGTTCCCTGCGTTCTTGTTGACCACCTTACCGAAGCACAAAAAAAGGCCTACATAATTGCGGACAACCGCATGGCGCTTGATGCAGGATGGGATGAAGAACTCCTTCGTGTCGAGATTGAAGCATTGCAATCAGAGTCCTTTGACGTTTCCCTTACTGGCTTTGGTGATGATGAAATCGCAGACCTCTTTGGAAAAGACGAGGATGAGGTTGAGGACGATGACTACGACCTTACTTCAGCCCTTGAAAAAGCAGCCTTCGTGGAAAAAGGTGACGTGTGGATTGTTGGTAGGCACCGACTTGTTTGCGGTGATGCCACTAACGAAGATGACGTTGCAACCCTTATGGATGGCAAGAGAGCCAACCTTATTGTTACTGACCCGCCCTACGGAGTTTCCTTCAAAAGCTCTAGCGGTCTTACCATTAAGAATGACAGCATGAAGGACGATGAGTTCTACAACTTCCTTTATAAGTCCTTTGCCAATATGGTGACGCACACTGAAAGCGGTGGCTCTGCTTATGTATTCCACGCAGACACTGAAGGTCTTACCTTCCGCAAGGCATTTATTGATGCAGGCTTCCACCTCGCAGGCGTTTGCATTTGGGCAAAGAACAGTCTGGTGCTTGGGCGTTCGGATTATCAGTGGCAGCACGAGCCTGTGCTCTATGGCTTCCTTCAAAACGGAAAGCACAGATGGTACTCCGACCGAAAGCAGACGACCATTTGGAACTTTAATAAGCCCAAACGTAACGAGAACCACCCCACGAGCAAACCACTTGACCTTCTTTCCTACCCCATTCGCAACTCCTCCCAGGAGAACGCAATCGTCATAGATACCTTCGGTGGTTCAGGCTCCACCCTTATGGCGTGTGAGGAAACAAACCGCATCTGCTACACGATGGAGCTCGATGAAAAATATGCGTCCGTTATTCTCCGTCGCTATGTTGAAGGCACTGACAATGCTGATGGTGTTTACGTTATTCGTGGCGGTGTAAAAATTCCGTATGCGGATCTTGTAAAAGAAGTGGAGGCAAGAAATGCAGAATCTTAAACTTGGCAGCTTGTTTGATGGCTCCGGTGGATTCCCTCTCGCAGGCATGCTTGCGGGTATCACTCCCGTTTGGGCCTCCGAGGTTGAGCCTTTTGCCGTAAGAGTCACAACCAAGCGTCTGCCTTTTATGAAACACTACGGTGACATCTCTGCAATGGATGGCGGTAAGATTGAACCCGTAGATATTATTACTTTCGGCTCACCCTGCCAGGATATGTCTGTGGCGGGCAAGCGTAACGGACTTGATGGTTCAAGGTCATCTCTGTTCTATGAAGCCATCCGAATCATTAAAGAAATGAGGAGTGCAACAAATGGAAAATATCCAAGATATATTGTCTGGGAAAACGTGCCCGGCGCCTTCTCCTCTAACGGAGGACAAGACTTCAAAGCAGTTCTCGAGGCGGTCATCGGGGTCGTCGAAGAAAACGTCGAGGTGCCTACGCCTTTGCAAGGTGGATGGCCCTACGCCGACCTCTACTTGGGAGACGGATGGAGCTTGGCGTACCGAACTCTCGATGCTCAATACTGGGGAGTCCCCCAACGAAGACGCCGCATCTTTCTTGTCGCAGATTTTGGAGGTGGGAGTGCCCCAGACGTACTATTTAAGTCCGAGGGCTTGTCTCGGTATTCTACGGAGAGCTTCCGCTCGTGGCAAAGAACTGCCAACGATACTGAAAACTGCACTGGAGAGACAAGCGTCGGCATAAGCACCGGTATGGTCCTTAACGACCAGGGTGGCAATCGCATGGATGTAACCGAGGAGGTCACTGCTACCCTTCGGGCCGAAGCACATCACCCGCCTTGCGTTATTGAAAGTGCCGGCTTCTGTACCGAACATTCGGCTAAAGCTCGTAATATCGGTTATGCAGAGGAGTGTGCTCCCACTCTACGAAGTGGTGTAGTACCGGCAACCATTGCACTTGAGAATCACCCTAATGATGGCCGTATCAAAATTGAGGAAAACGACAAAGTACAGACACTCTCTTCTCGTATGGGAACTGGTGGCAACAATGTCCCTCTCGTTATGAATGCTTCATCCACTTGGGATGGTAAACAGATAGCGCCCACGCTCACAAAACAAAACGCAGGTGGCAATCAACGTATGCCTGACAAGGACAACTTCAACTGTGTTATTCAGCCTTCCTATGCTATGACCACCGGATGCTTTACGCAAGTTGCCGAAGAATGCTCTCCCACTCTTATGGCAAGGGACTATAAAGATCCAAACGCAGTAGTTCACCCTTACGGCTTTGATCCTTCCTGCGCAAGAGACCTCGGTAAATACTTTCTTGAGGATTGTGGCAACACGCTTATTAACGGTACTTGCCCAGGTCATCACAATGGCGTGATGGAAACAAGCTATACAGTTCGCAGGCTCACTCCCACCGAGTGTGCAAGGCTCCAAGGCTTCCCGGACAATTGGTGCTGCGACCTCGAGGAACCGAGTCCCACCGACGACGAGGTTGCCTTCTGGACCGAGGTATGGGATACATATGCAAGGGTGATCGGTGGCTGTAAACCTAAAACAGAAAAGCAGGTTAGAAAATGGCTCTCCGCCCCGCATTCGGATTCTGCCGAATACAAGCTCTGGGGTAATGGCGTAGCTCTTCCCTGTGTGTTTTTTGTACTTGCGGGCATTGTGTACTGTACACATAATTAAGCCCGAGAAAACGTGTTATTTTCTACGATAAATATGTCAAAAAAGACTGGATATTTATCGGTTTTAGAGTTAATATGTGAGTACCAAAAAACAAAGGAGGTCATTACGATGACAATTACAGTTAATTCAGTTGGCACAGAGCGTAAACGCTTAGTCAACACCATTTCCAATTGGATGGGTACTTCCGCTACCTACTGCGGTGCACCCACCTTTAACTACGAAGTCGATTACTTAACAATCGACAAAAATGGTAGCATCTCTTTCGATGATAATCGAGCTGATAGCGAAACTATCGAGAGATTGCTTCAGCACCTCTACGATGAGGGCTTTGCCATTGATATGAGTGCCGATGATTCTTCTGATGAAGAAGATACCATCGGCATTTGTATTTCCATGCCCACGAGCCTCTTCACCTTAAGGCATTTGCAGAACCTCAAGGACATCCTTGATGCCAAGGCAGATCTTATAAAAAAGGCCTTCGGCATTGATGCGTTGCCCGTTGAAATCAACGAAAAAACAGTGTCCTTCCCTTGGTTTCTAGGCACCCACACCCCAGAGGAAATAAAAGCCTACGACACATTCATCTGCAAGCTTTGTGACTTGGCAAGAAACCTTCAGCGTGTAAACGCAAAGGACAAAGAAGTCGAAAACGACAAATACGCATTTCGTTGCTTCCTTCTTCGACTCGGCTTTATTGGAAACGAATATAAAACCGAGAGAAAAATACTCCTCCGAAACCTCGAAGGCTCCTCGGCCTTCAAATCCGCAAAGGAGGTAAACGAATAATGTTTGGTATCGATAAAGACACTCTCGCAAGGCTCAAGGAAAGATACCCTGCTGGCTGTCGTGTTGAGCTTACACACATGAACGACCCCTACAACACTACTCTTCTTCCTGGTGCTCAAGGCACTGTCATCGGTGTTGATGATATCGGCACCATCCACGTAAAATGGGACTGTGGCTCAAGCCTCGGTGTGGTTTTCGGTGAGGACTCTTGCAGAAAACTCGACTCGGTCAAGGTCATCTGCTATGGTGAAGAAAAGGTGTGGCCTCTTAGAACCGATGCTATCAAATTCTATCTTGAGGCTATGGCTTTCAGTGAGGGAGCCGAGCGTGAACGCTATACACGAATCTATGTTCAACTGATTGAAGGCTGTGAGGTGTGCAAAGATGTATATGATGAATAATAAGCTCAAGCTACAAATCCTTCAAATCCGTAAGAGTGGCCTTACCAATATGTTTGACACCATCACCGTTCAGCGAATAGCCAACGAGATGCACTTCTATGAGCTTGTCGTTTTTATAGAGGAGCATCGAAAAGAATATATACAGTTCATTTTGACTGGCAAGCCTTTTTAGCCTATGCTGTACACATATAAATTTGTTACTGGTGATGAGACCATCGAAGTCGATGAAGAAACATATGCCATGCTTAAGGAAGCAGACCGATTAGAACGAAACAGTTCTATCAAATACCGAAAGAGCACAAACAGCATTGATGCATACGGATTTGAACCCTCATTTATGGGTGTTGAGGATGAGAAATTCAAGGATGACCCTACAAAATCCCCCGCTTACGAATATGCGATGAGTCACCTCACACCGAGGTATCAAGCAATAATGATTCATAGGCTTATCCATGGTAAGAAGTGGCAAGAGGTTGCCGATGCTTGCAACTCGACAATGCATGCGGTTTGGCACTCTTTTGAAAAAGCAAAAAAACTCTTCTTACAGCATTACGAAGAAGGAGTGTGGTTGTTTTCAGCAGAAAATGTCACTCGACCCGCAAACGACAGAATTCATTTTATTCCCCCTGGACTGAACATAGAACAAATCGAAAAGATACGTGAATATCGTTCCCAAGGGCTTAGTCAATATAAAATTGCTGACATAATGGGACTCCCAAGAAATCAAGTAATGTCTTGCTTACGCAAAAATCCGATACTCGAATTCAAGTGCCTTTACTGTGGCAAGATGGTCCCACAAAACGGTCGAGGAGAACTGCAAAAGTACTGTAGTAGGCAGTGTTACCAAAGGTGGTACCGAAAGGAGTATTCATTACAAACAGAACAGCCTGTACAAGGCAAGCACGCTTTGATGAATAGGCAACAAAGAATTGCAGCGGATTATTATTTGCAAATTCATGTGCCTCGCATTCAAATAGCCAAAATCATGGATATCCCTCACTCATATATTGTTGCCCACGCAACTGGCTTTCCTCTCCCCTATACGGAATGCGTAACTTGCGGAAAGAAAATACCTGGCAATGGAGGTCAACCTCAATCAAAATACTGTTCAAGGCAATGTAAGAACCGACACGATCATTTAAGCTCAAAAGCACGTAAATTGAATATACCTAACATCGTAACACCCGAGCAACTCTATTATGCGGTTGAATTAAGAGATGACTGTTATACATACGACCAAATATGCAGACTAACAGATATCCCTGAAGAAAAACTGCCAATTGTATTTAGATTCCATAAAGAAGTAAACAGAACTTGTCTTTTTTGCAAGAAACCATTCACCACCACATCAGTGCACCAATTACACTGCTCTGAAGAGTGTCGCAATCAAGAGAAAGAAAAACGAAGAGTAAAAAGATTAAACGCAAAAAGAAGGAAAAGAGAAAATGAAAAGAAAACTCGCTAAAAAGGTCATCGTTGGATTTGTCTATATCACCAATGTTAATGTATGGTATCCAACAAGCATCAAGGGCTCTTTCCCCATGTATACTGCAACAATCCTCATTTCTCCCACTGATGCTAAAGCATTAGAAGGAATAAACATGGCAATCGAAAACACAGTCCAAGAGGGACTACTAATACATAGTGGTTTTCGCAGAGCCTCTAAACACAATCTCCCTTTACACAACTTTGTAGAAGATCAATATTCCCCTTTCCATGGTTATTACGTTATCAATGCTTCAACCTTTGATACCCCTTCTATACTAGACCATAAGGTGTTCCCTATAACGGATCATAGCGAAGTTGTTAATGGCTCTAGAGTTAGGGTGTCACTAACGTTTTTTCCTGCGAAAAAGGATGACACCTTCTGTGTAGGATGCAAGCTTGGAAACATACAAAAATCCGTTCACAAGCCCGAGCCCATTAGCCTTCCCCCAATGGATTTAGATTGGTGTCATGAGGAGTTCTTACGCATCCTTTACGAGAGCAAATTACCGACATAATATACACAATTTATACCCCAAATCTTTGTGTAATATATTATCGCAAAATGACTGGATATATGTAGATTAGTATGGTAATATGTGAGTACAAAAAGGAACGGAGGACATCCAAATGACAACCTACAAAAACTTCAAAAACCAAGTAGCAAGCATCAAAACACAGAACGACCTTATCGATGCTCACATAGCAATTTGCCAAGCCTACAGTGCTTACAAAATCAGCCACGCACAGTTCACCGAACTTTCCGCTGAAATGAGAGCAAAGAGACTTGAAAGAAAAATTGCTTGGGGTGCGAGCATTTAAGGAGGATACGACAATGATGGACAGATTTACAACACTTGAGCAACTTATCATGGACACCACCCCAAGAGGTGCGGTCATAAAATACGGTCAGAACGTTTTAGTAACAGACCTTCACTGGAAAGGAGATTACACCGCAAAGGTTTATGAGTTCATCGAGACTCCCGAAGAAACTGGACTCAGCGACCTCGAGTGCAGACTTTCCTTAATTGCAGAATCCGCAGAACACTTCAAAGACAGCGGACACGCAACAGAATGGTGCTTGCAACACAGATAAAAACCTAGGGATAGAGCCACATGGTTCTGTCCCTTGCTCATTGTCGAAAGAAAGGAGGAAACCGATATAGCTAAGAAAAAATACACACCGACAAAGTTCAAGGCCAAAGGCTCCTACTACGACAAAGATGCTGCAGATTACGCTGTTAGCTTTATTGAGTGCCTGTGTCATACGAAAGGAACCTGGGCGGGCAAACCATTCAAACTCCTAGATTGGCAGGAGCAGATTATTCGTGACCTCTTCGGAATATTGAAGCCGAATGGGTACCGGCAATTCAACACCGCTTATATAGAGATACCAAAAAAGATGGGCAAATCCGAGCTTGCTGCTGCGGTTGCCCTTTTGTTATGCTGTGGAGATGGTGAGGAACGTGCCGAAGTTTATGGATGCGCCGCAGACCGTCAGCAGGCTTCCATCGTTTTTGAGGTAGCTGCGGATATGGTGCGAATGTGCCCTGCCCTTGCGAAGCGTGTAAAAATCCTATCCGCTGCCAAGCGTATACAGTTCTTACCCACTAACAGCTTTTATCAAGTTCTCTCTGCCGAAGCTTACTCCAAACATGGTTTTAATATACACGGGGTGGTATTTGATGAGCTCCATACCCAGCCTAATCGTAAGCTCTTTGATGTTATGACCAAGGGCTCCGGTGACGCTCGTATGCAACCGCTGTACTTCCTTATAACCACCGCAGGAACGGACACAAAGTCTATCTGCTACGAAACACATCAAAAGGCAAAAGACATCTTGGAAGGTAGAAAAATCGATCCAACCTTCTACCCTGTCATATTTGGCGCCGATGAGGGTGATGATTGGACCGACCCGAAGGTGTGGAAAAAAGCAAATCCCTCCCTCGGTGTTACAGTTGCCATCGACAAGGTTCGTGCAGCTTGTGAATCTGCAAAGCAGAACCCCGCCGAGGAAAACTCATTTAGGCAACTCCGCCTTAATCAATGGGTAAAGCAAGCGGTGCGTTGGATGCCTATGGAGAAATGGGATAAATGCGCCTTTGCTACGGATGAGGATGAGCTTGAAGGGCGTGTCTGCTATGGTGGCCTCGACCTCTCATCCACTACTGATATTACGGCATTCGTGCTTGTGTTTCCGCCTGGGGATGAGGATGATCGTTTTATTATTCTCCCCTACTTCTGGATTCCCGAGGATTGCCTTGAACTTCGTGTTAGGCGCGACCACGTTCCCTATGATATTTGGGAACAACAAGGTTATTTGCAAACCACCGAGGGCAACGTCATTCACTATGGCTACATTGAGAAATTCATAGAGAGGCTCGGTGAGAGGTTCAATATTCGTGAAATAGCCTTTGACCGTTGGGGTGCTGTCCAGATGGTTCAGAACCTTGAAGGCATGGGCTTTACTGTTGTTCCCTTTGGCCAGGGCTTCAAAGACATGAGTCCTCCTACCAAGGAGCTTATGAACCTCGTGTTGGGCGAAAAAATCGCACACGGTGGCCATCCGGTTCTTCATTGGATGATGGACAACATCTATATACGAACCGACCCTGCGGGCAATATTAAGCCCGACAAGGAAAAGTCCACAGAGAAAATAGACGGTGCCGTCGCAACAATTATGGCGCTCGACAGAGCAATCCGTTGTGGCAACGACACCAGTGAAAGCGTTTATGATCAGCGTGGGCTTTTGTTTATTTAGTTACTCGACATCCTCTTCAACAAGCTTGCCGGTCTTCTTGTAACGGAGACCTTCCTTGGATTCATATATTTCCTCACCTATAGCATAATCACCGTTATAGAACTTGGTAATATCCAATTCCAATGCTTGAAGCACCCGGCAAGTCATTTGGAAGGAAGCAGTCATAATGTTGCGCTCACCGCTTTCAAAACGCTGATAGCTCTGCATTGGAATCATAGCTTTGTCAGCTACTTCCTTTTGGGTGAGACCGAGTATGACTCTGCGTTCGCGGAGAACGTTTTTCTCCTCCATATGTATGAATGAAAAACCATCTAAACTAAATTCTGGCATATTAACCTCCAAATTCAGCCAATTGGCTGTTTTTCTTCTATTATACATCCAGTTGGCTGTTTTGTCAAGTACTTTTTCAAAAATTGAAAGGAGAATTTTTTAATGGGTATCTTTTCAGGACTATTCAAGTCCCGCGATAAGCCTAAAAATAGCACCGTTGGAAGCTCATACACCTTTTATATGGGCGGCTCTACTGCAGGTAAAT